CTGTCTGTCCCATGCCTTCCCATAGTAAAAAATGCCTCCGGCGAGTCGATTTTTAGCGTATATTCAAAGTTTCAAAAAAGTCACTTTTTAAAAACATTAAATTGGACCAAATTTTCGATCCAAAAAAACTAGCAAGGGGGTCCCCTTCGGAGTTTTTTGACATCCAAGACCATTTTTTGATAGTAAACTATTAACATATTGAATTAATTACCTATTTGTTTCTATTCTGTGTATTCTTTGATCAATTTCACTAGCAAAAAAACAGCAAAAAACATACAACCAATATCTTTAACAATTTAATATTATTTTATTTAATATTATTTTTATTTAAATATGTTTCATTATATATAGATAATTATCTCACACCCAATATACATCATGAATGTTGAACGTAATATCACCACCCCAACTAATGCCCAGCATAGAAATTTTCAATTCAATGCTAATACTCAACTTAAAACATTCATTGACCCTCAACCGAGAGTTAGTGGTAGATTCCAAAAAAAACAATTGGATAATTCGATCACTTATCAATCTAATAATATGAAAAAAGCTACAAATCCAGAAAGTGTAAAGGATTTTGTTAGAAATGTTGTAGATAGTCTACCTAGAAATGCGTCAATCAAAATATTTATGATTATTGACTTCACTACTCATGATGACACTATACAAAGATTAACAGTAAGAGAAAAGGAATTTGTTCATACGATCGATAACCAGATGTATATTTACAATATGATGGGTCGAATATATAAATTATTACGAATGAGCTCTGATATTTATATTGAGTCAGCTGCAGTTGGATTCCTCGATGACAAGCCAAGGAATTTACAAACTATCACCAGAGTAGCTAATACAAAATTTGAAAACTGCCTCATTAAATGTATTAAAGATAAAGTCAAAAATATCAACAATATTACCAATTTTTATAAAACCTTTGAATTTCTTAATCCATTGATTGCTATAGATACTCCTTACATGAATGAAGATCAAATTAAGAAATTAGCAAATATGGTGCAATTAAATTTCGTTATATATTCAGAACTTGGCGACATTATTGATGTTCCTTGGAAAAGAATAGGACAAAAAAGATCACAGGTTGAAATAATAATCAAAAATGAGCATGCGACAATTAGAAATAATACACAAATTACTAATGTCGAACTTATTGATACTTTACCAGATGATTTATATACAGACATCAATACCAAAATCTATAAAGATAAAGATGGTAATACTGTGTCATATCAGAAATTGAATACTCTATATAAACTATTCCATGGTGCTGGGACTAAGCTTAAGTATAGATTTATTAATACAATTGAAGATTTATATATGGAAGAGTTTATAACCCAACATACGACACCTATCGAAAATCCAATCATTAGAGATATAATTAGATCATCTGAATATTTTATTACTAATGAAAAGCATAAAGAAATTACCAAAAAGTATCTAATTGAATCTGACGCTAATGGATGTTATCGCGCATATGATAATAATGACTACTATATGATGGGACGAGGTTTTCCTATGGGTGATTATTCTGTTGTTAATGTAACTGACCAATCAGTAATAGATGAAAAGATGTCACACGTAATATTTGATAGTATTCAAAATATACCTGAAGAGTTTACTTTCTTTCATCCATCTATCAATAATGTATTACCATATCCACTTTATCAATATTTAATAGATCGTAATGCAATCATTAATGTCCATACAGCACTTGTCCCTAGTAAACAATGTGAGATATCTATCATCGAACATGCTGATAGTCTTGGTCTTGATAATAAACAGCATAAATCATTCTGTAATAAACTCATTGGTAAAATTATACAAGGTGGTATTGATGGGAAGAAAAAATATACACTCAATCCTTCTAATAAAGAGGAATACGAACAGATTTTGTATGAATGTAAATCAAATCCTGACAAAGTAATTGATTATAATTTACTTGGTGTTGATAATATGATTGAAGTTACTATCAAGAAAGATAATACTAAAGCCGCATTTGGATTCCATAGTTATATTTTAGCTTATGCGTCAATCAATATGATGAAACAATATTTGCATCTAAAAAATCAGAATAAATCCATCATCGGATACTTTGTTGATGCAATTTTCTATGAACAGGATTCTGATAAGTTACCTGAGTCTTCTACGGAAATAGGAGAATTTAAATATCGTCTCGCGAGCCAGTTTCATATCAAAGCTCCAATTAATATTAAATCATTATTGACAGATTTTATCCCAATTAATTATAAGTATAAACCACTTCATAATAGAACTCCGCCAACTAAGCATACCTTATATTTAGGACCTGGAGGAAAAACATACCTCCTTACCCATGAACCATTATTTGATCAGATCATGCTTACTCACACCAAAGAATCCAGAACTAATTTCCAAAAGGAAAAAGATGATGATAATTTACCACAAACTGTGATATGTGCACAAAAGTATTTCCAACCTAGTTTAGATGATGATCGTTGGGAACAAACAAGAAATCAAAATGCTGACACACAACGACGTAATTATGTTATCATCGATGAATTATTAACTCACAAAAAATCAGCTATAATGACTATGATAAGAAGAGCAAACGATGATAATACTATTATTGAAGCCACTGGAGATTTTGAGCAAATAGTTAATGATGAGCTTACTTATACTAAATTAGTTTTAGAACAGTTATTATTACAATCAGGTTATACAAAAAAACAAATTACTGACATGAATTTAACTGATGAGATATTCATTGAGAGATTTAAGAAAACATTACCTAAAACTGATCAGAGAGATAATTTAATCAAATTATTAAATGAAAGAACTACCACGCGTGAATGGCTAGAAACTATATTCGATATTAAAGATGTACCAAGAACCCCAAATTTAATCAATCCAAGACACACTTATGAATATGGATGTCTCCTTGATACACTTAGAGGTATTAATTATCATAATCAAAAAGAAATAATCATGTCAAATAAATTATGGAAAAAAATTACGATTGATCAATTAAATAATCTCAATTTATTACCAACTGACAAAATTATTACTGGAAGTTATACCCGAATACGTACATTTGATGATTTAGTTCAGAAATTTGATCAGATTCCAGTCAAAGACATTAATAATAATCATCAATTAGTTCCGAAAACTGAATTATGCATTTGGTATGGAAGAACTTCTATGAATCAAACAAGCCCATTTAAATATGAACCGATATTAGCAGGCACAGCCGATTGTCTACAGGGAAAAACATATAAAAATAATGAAAAAATAATTATTGATATTAATCATCTTTCAAGAAATGGTACATTATATACTGCAATGACTAGATCTAAATTTCCAGAGCAAATATACATATTAATCTAACCACTTAAGGAATCATAGTCTAAGCGCTACCCAGATAGCTACGACGGAGAATTCATTCTTGATTGGTATAAATTTAATCCACTAAATGGACCAGTATATATGCATCTAATAAGCTCTACTTTTTTGTCCTTAACCTCACAATTTCCTGTTTTACATGGTTTAATTTCATTAATCATAAATACCGGCCCTTCCATAATGTTTAAAGTATTTTGTACAGTATTTAGGTTGAAGTCATCTTTTTCTATACTACCTAATGTTACTATCTGTGAACTTAATATATCAAAAACACCAGGTAATAATATTATTTCATCCTCAAATGGATAAGCGTGTAATAAATCTGGTACACCCAATACATGCTGTCCTTTACCTATATAAATATCCCATACAACACCCTCTCCTCTAAACATATCATAATTAAAATTTGGATTATAACTAGTTGAATTAAATGGATTTTGTATTACCTCCAATGTTATTAACTGTTTGCTAGCTAATTTAATATCATCAGTTGATGGGATGGTAGGATATCTACTTGATGATTTATATACATGAAATCCTTCATTCACTTCTGGAGATCTCAGTATAATCATTTTTAATTTTTTAATATATAATGGGACAATAACCCCTGCGATTGACATTTGAGTATCTTTATCTAATGATTGAAACGATTGCGGATTTAACATATATTTACGAAATTGCATCCATTCATAATCTACTACCATATTTGGATCTGTATTGAATAGATATTTAAAGAATAGAAAACACCAATATCCTGCATTCATTCCAAGATTCCCAGTGATCATATAAGTATTAATAGTAGCACTTCCTATTGTATACCTCCAAACAATATATTTACTAAAATCATCCAATGAATACACATATGCGTAACTAGACTCAAGAAAGTTTAGCAAAGATTTATGATAATATTTATCAGTTGAACCTGTTTTAGTTGGGCCAAGTCTTTCCATTAAGTGCAATAATTGATGATATATAATTATATATATATATTTTTTTATTTACTAATTTATACAACATGGATCAGAATCGATATAGACAAATTTTTGAAGAAAGAGCTGTAGTTCAAGGCGGGTGCGATCCAGAAAACCTTTTTGGTGGGTATGCCCTAGCTGGTTCAATGGTTGGTGGAGCAAAAAAATACTCTGGAAGTGAACAAGAGGCATGTGATGTGAAAGTAGCACAGATGTATGTTCAAAATGGACTTACTCCTCCAAACGAAGTAGTTAGACGATTAGCAAATAGAGATAGGTATATTACTTCATTAGAAGGCAAGTTGAGAAAGATGGATGAAGATAGGAAAAAGTTAGAAGAAGCTATTGATAATCATAAACATATGGAATTATATGAAAATCCACAGTGCGGAAAACCATTAGTTAAATCTATGAAAGTTGATCAACCTTTGATGATGGATTCAGTAGATCGAGAAGCATTAGGGGCAGGTGTATATGAATTTGATGGTTATGATCTCGAATATACAGAAAAGAAGCGAAAAGCTGCTAAGCGAAAACCTACTAAAGCTATGTTAGCTAAGCAAGATAAAGAAAGCACTTGTGTATTAGTCGCAAAGCCAAAGCAAAAAAAAACACAAAATTGCAAACCTCATAAGAAAGGACTCAGTAAAAAAAATACAACCATCGAAGAAAGAGCCAAATACAAATGCCGAACAGTCGCTGAACAACGAAAATGGGAAAAATGGGCTAAGGAAATGAAGGCTGCAAAAGCAAAAAAATGATGAAATAAGTTTGAATGCTTATAAGTAATCAAAAAAATATAATTAATTAATCCTCATGAGGACACTTTTTTTTCTATAATGATCAACCAACTTAGGACTCAGCACTGTCAAGCAGCCGGGCACTATCGGTCCATCAATCTACGACCACCAGATTTTTGAGTTCTCATCGAGTCTGTGTTCAATGTTTGTGCTAAATCTTCACGATCCATAATGGCGCCTCCTCTAATGACTCCATAACCAAGTGAATGAGCAGCTGTACCAATAGTTTGTGCAATAGGATGTGGAATGAGTGATCCAACAGTGCTAATTAATTTAGTTTTCTTTAAGAAGTCATTGACTCCTGTTCCGATGTCTCTCAAAGTACTGAAGAAGTCACCGCCAACCATGGCATCACGATAACTGATACCTTCTTGCTCCTGAGAAGCCAATACATCCTGTTTTGAGATAACTCCAATTTGATGTTGTGCATTACCAAGCGATGGAATAGTGAAAATACCTTCTTGAATAGTAACCAAATATAATGACATTTGTAATGCATCCCATTGACCACCAGTATTTTGATTTCTTAAACCAACTGTAACTTGTAATTGAAATTGTCCATTGACTCCAGAAGTAATAGAAGGATCATTTAATGCAATATCCTTACCAAACTCAAGACATAAAGGTCCAGCACCAAGAGGAATTTTAGTAGCAAGCCCATTAATATAAACTCCTTCACCAGACCATTGTTCCCAACTGGTTCCATTTGAATTTCTCTGATCAACTAAATATAATTGACGTTTATTTGCGGAGCTCAAAATTGCCGACTGGTTTTCAAACTGAATAGAAATACTCTCAATAGATAAATAGCAATCAGTAATATCAGCTCGTGATTGTAATACGCTATTTGATGGTCTAGCAAAGATATATAATTTTTTTGGGACAGTACTCATCTGAATATTATTACTCACTACTTGATTCAATCCAGAGGCATTTGTGATAGCTCCAAGATCAGTAACATATCTATTGACATCAAAGAAATCATAATTTTCAGGAGTGAGGGGTCCAAGTTTAGCATTAGATAATAAGTTTGGAGTTAAATACTTAAATAACATTTTTGGAGCAGCATCGCCTGAAAAGCTAAATGCAGGGGAGAAATTATTGAATGATGCAACTACTGACGTGATTTGGGTTGTAATAGAATTAGCTCCAGAAACTGAAACAGCGCCTTCAGAGTGAGACCACATTCTAAAGCCAGCATTGGCCAACATATTAAATACGAAATCCATATTAGTAACATTGTAAAAACCTTGTCTATCTCTTTGTTGTCTTCCATTAAAGAATGGGCTGAGAAATAATGGCTCGCATAATACTAAATCGACAACTGCGGTAGCGGCCGTACCTGCTCCAATTGCTGGAACAACAGCTGCATTACTAACTACTGTCATTGAACTAAATGCTCCTCGTGGGATACTTGAACCTTGTTGACTGTCTCCATAATTAGCTAATGGATTTCTACTAGTTCCTTGGAGATCGGCATAGTTACAAGATTGATCACGCATGCTAGGACTCATTGAATATTCTTCAGTTCTAAGTTCATCCGAATCATAATAACAACTGAGTGGGTGAATAACATCAGACATATTTTGACTAACTGAATCTCCATTGATGGTTACTTGAAGGGTCTCAACTGCAGATTGTAAAGCAAACTTTCTCGGGGCATCTAATCCGTTATTGAGTAGTGATGTTGGAGTAACAAAAGCGCCATTAGTAGTAATTACAACTCCGGTAAAAGTTAGGCGTACAGGAATCTGAACATATTGGAGACGATCAATCACAGTATTTCCAGAAGGAGGATTGCATGTAAATTGAATTGATGATGAAGAGATATTACTCGACACAAATTGTTTATAAGTTAACTGACTAGGACCTTCTAAAACGGCAACAGCTTTAACTTCATCGACTTCCAACAATGGGTCGACTACTTTAATTGGCTTTAATGGCTTGTAAGATAGTGACATGGTATGTAACTGTGGGTATATGATAGATTTTATAATTTACTGTTAATAAATAATTAAATAATGATAGTTAAAAATTATATCAGATTTCCATCAATTTTTTATAATGGAGTTTTATTTTGATTTAGTTTATTTTAATATTTATTTATTTTCATATATATACCCATTAGCTACGCACTCAGTAGTTACTACTTAGTTACCAATCAGGACTTACTTAGTGATTTCAGTCAAGACTACATGTCGTTCACCAGTAAAAAGAAAAACAATTCTGGAATTCCAAACTTACCTATAGCGATAGTAGAAGGAGGTGATCTCGAGGGTAATGTTATTTATTTAAAAGGTGATGAAATAAAACCGCACGTAATACAAGACACCCCAATAACAAAAATATCATTACCTAATACCAGAGAAGGTAAATTCGCTCAACTTCCAAATTCTAAAACAAGAGTGTTATATATTGCTGGACCATCAGGATCTGGTAAAAGTACATATTGTGCAAATTATATAAAAAAATACCTCGCCTTGCATCCAAAAAGCAGATTCATTGTATTTAGTAGGCTTGATGCTGATGCAGTGATTGATGATCTAAAACCTAAGAGAATTATGGTAGATGATTCATTGATTAATGATCCAATAGAGATTGAGATGATTGACCCAGGGACTATTATATTATTTGATGATTGTGAATGTATGACAGATCAACGTATTCTTGATGCAATTAATAAAATAAAAATACAAGTGTTAGAATTAGGACGCCATACAGATATCCACGTGGTAATAACGAGTCACTTAATTAATGGATCAAATAAAAATATGACTAGGACTATACTAAATGAGATGCATTCACTTACAATATTCCCATCAGCAGGGTCTCATTATCAAATTAAATATGTACTCAAGCAATATTTCGGATTAAGCACAAAACAAATAAAGAGTCTATTAGATATCAAAAGTCGATTTATAACTATAATTAAAAGTTTCCCCCAGATGATATTATCGCAGAATGAATTAATATTCGTGAGTGACCTCTAAGCCCGGAGCGTCGGTCCGTAGCAAAAAATAACAAGCCTCATTCCGTAAATGATCAACCAACTCAGGACGTAGTCGGACCGATCTTTCAGAGCAGACCACAGTCATCGTTATCGACACCCAGCAAAACCACGGCAAGACCCTCCTGTGAGTACTCTATTTGCTTCCTCATCTTTTTTTGGTTGATTACTGATACCATTATTATATAAATCCTTTCTAAAGAATCCAATTTTAATAGCTATCTGCTGTGCTTTTGTGATATAAATTGGGTATATATTACCATTCTTTGTCTGATAATAAAACCCAAGGTTAATACGATATATTGGTGTATCTGCGACTAAATCTACTAATCGATATTGCGATGTTGGATTATACACAGCTGTAGTATTGGCGATAGTAACAGAGTCAAATGATATCTCAAAGTCAGTGAAAATTGGAGTGGATGACACAACACCAGTATTACCAATAGGCACAGATTCACTACGAATAGGCATTGAATTGGAAGTAATAATAAATTTAGTGAGATCATACCAAAGATTCATTGCACTATATTCTTGTGTAAATTTAAAAGGGCTTACGCCAAGATATGGGAGAACATCAAATTTAAAATAGAAATTGTCATCGGCAGTTGGTAATAAATTGAGGATGAAAGGGAATGACTCTAAATAATTGTTTGAATCAAAATTTATATATAATTGTAAACCTGCTGCGATAAATGCATTATCTACAATAACTGAAATCAATTCGGTAACTGGTTCATATATAAAGTAAGGAGCTGGTTGAACTAAACCTCCAGCGGCCATAGCAGCAACTATAGCAGTATTAAAAGCGCGAATAAGTATATCAATAGTAAATATAGCATAATAACTACTAGCAACAGGATCACGTATCCAATAAGGTATCGTAGGTCCAGCAACTGGAGGAGGATTAGGTCCTATAGTAGATGGCACAAATATAAGCGGTTGAGTGTATTTCAATGCTCCATTTCTAACACCGATTTTAAGAATTGATCTATTAGCATCAACGTTTTGAGTAGTATCTACAGGCCATCGCATAATTGGAATACCTTCAGTTGGAATACGAAATCTAATAATACTCGCATAATATTCACTAGCTCGATTGAGTAAAGGTTCTGTAAGTGTTTGATCAAATATTGCCTGTGAAGTAAATTGACCAGAGGACTCAACTGGGTTGTACGTAAGATTAAGATATAAATTATCTGGCTGGCGGATGGACATAGTTGCCCGGCTTGGCGGGCGGCCGCTTGACTGTAAGTCCTGAAAGGTAACTGAAGTAGTAACTAAGTCCTTAAGACCTGATGAGTAAGTGGATATATTATACATGAAATAAAAAAATATTAATCAATAATATATGTTACATGAAGAAACTAATTGAAGAAAAAATGGATCATCCATTGAGTGATAAAGAGATTATAAGTAAATTAAAAAATAAATCAAATATAGTCCTTTACAAAGATTTAAATAAGTATCGTAATATTGATCAATTAATGTATCCATATAACGCGTGTGTGATTTTATATGAAGTAGTACCAAATAATGGGCATTGGGTGTGTATATTGAAAACTCATGAACCAACATCGTATGGTCTGCGTACTTGCATAGAATTTTTTGATAGTTATGGGAAGATGGTCGATACACAGCAAAAATTTATTGATCCAAGCTATTTAGAGATATCAGGACAGACAGATAAAATGTTAACGAGATTGTTGTTGTTTAGTAATGCTAGATACCTAATTAGTTATAATCAATACCCATTTCAAAAATTATCATATGATATAAAAACATGCGGAAGATGGTGTGTATTAAGGATATTAAATAAATCAATGAACTTAGATGAATTTCTCAAAGAAGTTGTATTGTCGAGTAAATTGATGGGATTAACTTTAGATGAATTTGTTGCGTTGATTATTTAAGCCCGGCTGCTGCGTAGCATCGGTCCGTAGTACCTGACTATGAGTCCTAAGTTGGTTAATTAGTTAATTGTTTTTTTATATTACTTATATATACCATATCAGTACTCAACACCGTCAAAGCGCTAGTGGGACAGACCATATGAATCAATTAGATATTCAGGATAGCATTGATTATATTATTAGAGAAATCGGATTTAGTCACGATAAAGTTAAAATAACAATAGAATATGGGCCATATGATAAAAGTGAAGCCACAAAATTGGTATATAGGGCATCAAGAGATTTTAATGATAATCTATCTGGGGAATTAATAACACACGAAAAAAGAAATAAAATAAATAAATTACCATAAAAAAAATGATACTGACTTATATATAGATGGATACTGGTACTTTAATAATAATCGTGACAACGTCATTAAACCTTCTTGTGTCATTAATTGATACAATTTTGAATGGTTACACTGGATGGAAAAACAAGACATTTCATAGTTCATGTTGCGGGCTCGATCTTGATTACACAAGTGAGTCTGAATCAAATATAAAATCAGAACCTAAATTGGAACCCACTGAATCAAAAAAAGTTGAACTATGAAATAACGTAGAAAATATATTTTTTTGTTTTTTAATATATATACAATACAATTTTCACTTGTACGACCAAATATGAGTAGCAAAATTAACTATCGAGATGTAGAAATACAAACATTAACTATTCCTCAAGTAACTGGGCGGGGAACAATTTCTGAAAGTGTGGTACCAAATCTAGGTAAATTAGTATTTGATTCAGCTGGACCGGAACTGTTTATTGGAGATGGGATAAACTGGATTGCTGTTGGAGGCGGTGGAGGAGCTGGATTTAGTGTAGGTGCACCAATTGCTGCATTGGATAATAATGGGATGAAATTAACGGGGACAGTCTTGAGTTCTGAATTTAGTGATGCAACGCATAATGGGATAGTTTCCGTAGTTGCTCAACAATGGTCAGGAGAAAAAGAATTCTTAAATAGTTTATTGAGTTATCGAATTAATTTAATAGATGCTGGTAGTAATTGCATAGCCGGATTAGGAGCTAATTCATTGAATGGAGGAAGTAATAGTTGTTATTTTGGTGTGAACGCAGGTAATGTATCTATTGGAGCATGTAATGTTGTTGTTGGTACGAATGCTGGCTTAAATATGTCAACGTGTTCAAATAACGTAATAATTGGTTTTGAATCATTTAATACTAGTACGCTGGCGAATGATGTTGTATGCATAGGTTTCCAATCATTATATAGTGCAACTACTTGCAGTGGTACAGTAGCTATTGGAAGTGGGACATTACAAAATAATACAACTGGAGATTCTAATGTGGCTATTGGATTTAATTCACAGCAATATAATATAGTAGGTAATAGAAACGTATCAGTTGGTTATCTTACATTAAATTTAAACACTGGTAGTGATAATATAGCTTTAGGATCAAGTTCGTTACAAAATAATACAACTGGGAATAAAAACATTGGAATAGGAAATAACGCTCTACTTCTGAATAACATAGGTGGTGGAAATATTGTTATTGGGTATGATGCTCTTTCGTCGAGTTTAAATGGCTCTGATAATATAGCAATAGGAAATGATGCAATGAAAAATAGTACAGCTGGTGGAGAAAATATAGCAATAGGAAATAGTTCAATGGAAAATAGTACTGGTAGTAATATTATTGCAATTGGGTATCAATCAGTCAGTTCAAATACTACTGGTAGCGAGATTACAGCAATTGGTCGAGAAACTCTTAAAAGTAACACTACTGGAACACGCTTGGTAGCTGTTGGCTTGCTTGCATTATCAGATAACACTACTGGGGATAATAATACAGCTATCGGTAATGGGTGTATGAATGCTAACACTACTGGAAGTAATAATACAGCTGTTGGTAGAGAATCATTAAGAGATAATCAAATTGGAAGTAATAATACAGCTATTGGCCATCAAGCTTTGAATACATCTACTGGAGATAATAATACAAGTGTTGGTAACAATAGTTTAACAAATCTTAGTAATGGAACAAATAATATATCAATTGGTCATGACTCGAGTGCTACTTATTTAGGTGCAGAAAGTAATAATATAGTAATTGGAAGTGTTGGTGTAATTAATGATAGTGGAGTGATTCGTATAGGCAGTATACAAACTAGAAATTTTCAAGCAGGAATATATGGAATAACCACAGATATAGGAGTAGCAATACCAGTATTAGTTAGTCCTTCTGGCCAATTAGGAACCGTAAGTTCATTGAGAGAATTAAAAGATGGAATTGAGGATGTAGATGAGAATAATAATCACGAAATATTAAGCAAACTTATACCAAGAAAATTCTACATGAAAACTGATGAGACAAAAAGATTAACATATGGAATGATCGTTGATGAAGTTATAGATATTCATTCAGATTTAATTGCTACAGATATGGAAGGAAAGCCTAATACAATAATATATAGTCACTTAAATATTATGTTACTAAAAGAGATCCAAAGAAGTAATAAAATTATTGATGCATTGATGACTAGAATTGATGATTTAGAAAAAAAATGATTGATAATCAATTAGTAGATAGTGATCAATTATTAAATAGTGATCAAAAAAATACAGAGCCGTCAGATAATATCCTATAAAAAAATGTGATGAATGATTACTGTATGTTATCTGCTGGTTCATCATCGTATCCTAATCTAATTTTTTTTGTTTGTTGAATAGGTTTTGGTCTATTCTTTGCTCCTTTGGGTCTTCCAGTAGGTTTTCTTCCAGTTGGATTATATTTTCCTTTTTTTTCTTTATTAAAAGTGATAGTTCTGGTTGGTATATTACAATTATCAGTAAAATCTTCATCTACAATGTTAAGAATTTGTCCATTGGATAGTTTATACACAGTATGCATGTATTCTCTGAGTGCCATTGATGTATTGATTATAATATTAGAGAATATAATTTTAAATAAAAAATATTAATTAATTGACATTTATTTATGTGATTATATATAGATATTTATTTTGATTTATTATATATACACGATGAGCAGCAAGATAAATTATCAAGAGGTCCAAGTTAACAGACTAGGGCTGCCAGAAATTACTGGAAGAGCAACAGGAAGCCAATCGGTCACACCGGATGTAGGAGTGACAGTATATGATAAAACAACTAAGGCAGTTTATGTAGGAGATGGAACTGATTTTATTGGTTGTTGGGGTGCCACAGTCTTACCAGTAAATGTAACAATAGGACCTGAAAGCGCAAGTGGAAATGCATTTGGTCTGAGTATTGATCCGCCAACACAAGTTTTAACTGCTCATGATGCTACAACAACAACACCCGGATTAATAAATTTTGGTGCTCAAACATTAGCTGGTGTGAAGACATTTAATAATGGTGTCGTTGTTCAATCACCAATAGCAACAGTTGGAGTAACTAACTTATTAAATAAATTTTGTCAATATACATTAACAGGAAATTGGACAACAGCTATTACTTTAGCAAGAAGTCTTCAATTGATGAGAATAGGAGATACATTAATTATAATGATACCAGAATCAGTACAAGCAGGTAGTCCTTCAGGATATGCTGTTTTTGATACAACTCTTCCTCCTGAATTCGTACCACAAGCTACGGTTGGAGGTAGTATTCCAATTTGGTCTGATGGAAATACAGGAGTTGGGTATTTTAATCTTAGTCCTTTAGGTCAATTAGTAGTAGGTATTAGACAAGGAGTATTATCTAACCCTCCAGGATTAGTACCAATGTTAGGTTTTGCTGCATCTGGAGCTGGAAATACAGGAATATCTGATTGTTGTATAGTCTGTAGATTAACTGGCACTACGCCATAATATTAAATAATTATTTATTTAGTTATTTTCATTATTATATGACTGTCGCGTTAAAGAGAGCTAATTTGAGTGGATATAGATGTAAATAAAATAATATTAAATGATTACTTGCACTATTTTTTTGCTGTTTTTTTGCT